GTACTGCTTCAATCATTGCTGTTTCTAAGTAATCTTCAAAACGCAATCTTGTATCGTGTTCAGATTTTAAATACCATAAGTATCCATTTGCTCCGCCTTCACTTGTTACTTCTACCCATCCAATTTGAGCCATGTCAGAACCAGAAACAGAATACTTGTCTTTGATAATGATTGGTTTGTTTTGGAAAAAGAAATCATCAGATTCTAAAGAACCTTGCATTCCGTTTACTCCTTTTGCAAATTCAGAACCATATACAAATATATCACATGAAGTTCCAAGAGCCATTGTTTGTCCACCACCTTCGTAGTAAGCAATAGTTACCTTGTTTGGATTAGCAGCTGTTGGAGCTACAGATATAATACCTTTGTTTTGTAAAGTTGAACCTGCTGTGTTATCAGAGATCATTACAGTTTGACCAGCTCTTAAAGCTGCTTGACTTGCTGTTCCACCTAAAGCTGGATTGAAGTTAGTAATGTTATTTGGAATAGTCCAAACACCATCAGCAGCTCCAACAGCCGCAGCTGATGTACAAGCTTGATATTTAGTGTGTAATCTTCCTTGTTCTGCCCATTTAATAAGGTCAGAATTAGAAGGCATTTCAGCACCTACCATTCTTAAGAATGATGCTACTGATCTGTTTCCATAACGCTCAAATTCCTTTTCATGAACATCTGGAAGATATTGGTTCAAGAAATCAAAGTTAGTTATGTAGTTTGTTGATAAAGGAGTTTGCTGCGCACTTGGCTGCAAGTCAAATCCTGGTGTTACATTTACTGCCATAATTTTTAATTTTTAATTTTTTAATTATTTTTTCTACTTTTAATTTTGAGTCCTCTTCCACTATCGCTGCTTACACCCATAGGTCTAATCGTAATTCCATTTTTGGAAAACGATTGAGATTGTTGTCTAACATCCATGTTAATGTTTTTTGATTTCCTTGAAACATTATCAACGGTTGCTGCAACTCCCTGTTCGTAAAAGTGCTTTGCAAATTTATCAGGATTCATAGCTACCGAAAAGGCCTTATGATATCCAACAGGATCAGCAATTAAACCATCTTTGTCCATAAATTTGTTAATGAAATTATTAACATCAGACTGAACATTTTTTAGTTCTTGTGCATCTCCTGGTTTAAAAGAAATATTTTTTTCACCAACTGAAAATTCAAAACCTTTGAACTCGTTGTTAAAAACCGACTCGGTTTTATCTAAGAAATAACTGTACCTCTTTTTGTTTAAATCTTCAATACTTTTAGATTCCTCCATATACTTTTTATAAGCTTCGATGCTTTCTTCCTGATCTTCTGACAACCCACCCCCACTTGACTCAAGAGGAATTTTATATTTGTCTTTCTGTTCATTAAGAAATTTCTTTGCCTTAGAAAGTTCTCTTTTTTTCGCTAATTTTATTTTTCTAATATCTTTCTCATCATCTAAGTCTTCATCATATGAAAACTTGTCATTAATAATGTCTTGAATATCATCAGAATCTAAACCATCTTCAGTAGATTCATAATAATTAGCAAGTACAGCATTGTCATCCATCGCATCAATGTCTTTTTGTAATTTATAAAAGTCATTAATTCCACGACCAGTTTCCTGCTTGTACTTCAAATACGCAGATACATCTTCTGGTAATTCCTCGTTTGAATTTTTTTCCTCAAACAAATCATCAATAGAATTTATATCCTTATTGTATCTTTTCTTTATATACGAAAGAACATCATCATCGCCAAACTCTGGCGTGGACGCTTCTTCGATTTTAGTTTCATCAACCGATGTTTCTTCGGTAGTTGAATTTTGATTTTGACTTAAGTCTACTTTTTCTGCTTGCTGAGAATTATCCTGTTGGTTTTCAAATTGTTCTGCATGTTCTTTTAATAATGCTTCTTCAACTTGCGCCCTTGATTTTTCTTCAACGTTTGCGTCTACTGCTTTTACTTTAAATTCCATTTGATTATATTTTTAACAAAGTTAATATTTATTTTAATTAAATTTTTAGCTATTTTAAATGTTTGAAAAACGCCTCCTTGCTTCCCATTGTACTTTTTTGGTTCTACCAAGCATACTTTTTTTACCTACCCTTTTATTAAAATCATCTCTTACTTGATTTAATTGTGGGCCTGCTGACTTTTCTATCATTACTTATATTTATCTTGGGTTAAATTCAGCTAAATCAAAACCATCTAAACTGTCTTCGTTAGACTCAAAGTTTATTGCTGGTAAGTCTCTCTTTTTTTGTTCTATCATTTTAGACGTTTGAGTAGACTGCTGACTTATTCTTTTGTCTTTTGCTTTTTCTCTTTCGTTTTCTCTTGACTTTAAATTTTCGCTTTCCATTCCTTTTAACTGCATTTGCATTTGGAATTCTACTTGCATTAACTGTTGTTTTAATTCTGCTTCTCTTTGCAATTTTTGTATATCAAAACCAACCTCTGCTTCTTTTAAAGCCATTTTAGATTGTGTTTCAGCCTGCTGTGTCTGCATTGCTAATTGAGCTTGAGCCTGTTGCGCTTGCATTTGCATTTGTGCCTGCATTTGTTGTTGTTGCATTTGCTGCTGTTGCTCCCTATCTTGTTTAGCTTTTCTTTTTACTTTAAGTAATTGATTAGCCATTTTTATATTAGAAATTTCTCTAATATCTATAGCGTCTTCTAAACTTATATTTTCTTTAGATAAAGCCATTTGTATATTTTGTTCTAACATAGCCTTCTGTTCTTCATCAGGCATCAGCTCTATAAATATTCCAAAGTCATGTAAATACAAACTTTTAATATCTTCTAATATTGATAAATTATATTTACCAATTTGCATAGCAAACTCATCTTTGAAATCAGCATACTCTAAAACATCTGCTGTTCTTATTGATAAACATTCAGCTAAAGTTTTTGTTATATATAAACTTGCATTTAATATATGTCTTGTTGCTACATTTGAATTCAATGCAGCTAATTTTTGAACGCCAACCAAAGAGTTAGGGTCTGGACTTGAACCATCACGAGCTTCATTTAATCCTGTCACAGACCTAATCATATCTAAGTAATGATTGTAGTTGCCAATAAGCATTTGCATCTTACTTGCGCCACTATTAGCCGTTAATTGAGTGATTGGAACTCGTGCATTATTATATTCTCCATCTTGAGTATAACTTCTACCAATAACACTACCTGTCTGGAAATAAAGTCTTAAAGCATCTTCTGGATTATATGCGTTTCCTGTTCCTAAGTCAACTTCATTCAATCCATCGGCATCAATAAAAACACCGTCTGGAACTACTCTTGAAACTACTTGTTGTATTTTTAAATGACTAATCTGAATTAAATCAGCAAAAGGAATCATTCTTTTAACTAAAGATTCTAACTGACCTTTGTACATTTTTGGAGCGCATGCAACATAATTAGGCATTGCATACTGACTTGATGATTTTGGTCTTACCATATTTTCTCCAAGCTTCCACTGGAGCATTATATTAGTTCCCATAACCATAACACCATCATACCATACGTCAATAGTTTTAGTTACTTTTTCAAAACCTCCTTCATCCATCATTTCTTGTGGAGGATTGAATTGATCATCCTTCTCAACAGTTTTAAATGTACCATCAGACATACTTTTCTTTTTGTAAACAAAAGTGTGTGTGGTCTTATAATTAAAATATAATAGGGTAGCTGTATCTCTATGAAACATACTGTTTTCATAAAACTGCTGTGAATTATAATAATCATACCAAGATTGACTATACTTGGAAATTTCTTTTAAATCTTCGTTAGTTAAAGAAGGATCTATTTTTATTAATTCAGTTATTGGAACTGTTTTTATTTCGCCCCAATAAAATGTGTCTTTAAAATAAGGATCTTCAGTATAGCTATAAACCACATTTGCAGGATCAACATACTCAACTTTAACACCTTCACCTGGCATAAAAAGATGCTTTGCCATACCAATACCTAAAGTAGTAATATCCATATCAACTCTCTTTCGAGTGTCACTATAATGACTCTCTTGAAATAAAGTATCTATAGCTTCTTCTGTTGCAATCTCAATAGCTGGCTTGTAATTCATTTGCATGAAAAGCTCTAACTCTGCATCATTTTCTGGTAAATCTTCTTCTTTTGTTTGAAAAGCATCAATACCAAAATCAGATTCAATTTGTTGCAGTAATGGTTTAGCAAGCATATCACCTTCAACCATTTCTTGATATTCATTTCTTTTTTCTGCTGACAATGCATCTTGAGCAACAGCTTTTACTTTAAAAAGCCTATCGTTCATTCCGTTAACTACAATGTCTACAAATTTTGGTATTATAGGTACTGGAGTCCAATCTAAATTTAAATAAGATAAATCACCATCTATTGCTAATTCATTTTTATATTTAGAAACTGATTGTTCTCCACGAGCATAAAGTCTTAGTCTGTTAAAATCACCCCATTGTGAGTAAAACCTACAAGAACCACTATCTCTCCTAAACCATTCGTATTGTATTGCTTGCCCAACCTGTAGTCCAAACTCCATTGTGTCTTTAACAGAATCTGAAACAAATTGGTCTGGAAATGCAGAGGCATTTACTTGTATCTTTACGTCTTTCATTTATTAAGTAATTGACTAACTGAATTCTTATTATTATATCTTGCAAAGTTAATGCTTATTTTCGATTTTTCTTTAGCTGGGGTATACAAGTGTTTTTGATTAGCCATGATTGCTAACCCTGAACTTATAGAAGCATCAAACTTAGTTCTATTGTTAATATCAAACTTTGCCCAATCCTCTAATGTTCTTTGAAAATACATTACACCCATCTCATCACTATCTCTATAATTTTGAACTAAATCTAAACCTACATGCTTTTCTATGTAAGATTCTATTGCAGAAGCGTGAGATTGTTTTACATCCTCACTTGAATTTGGTATACCACCTAATTCTTTTTCTGTTTTGGATAATTTATTAAATGTTTTGTCAGGCCTATTTGTACTAAACCCTCTATAACCTCTATTTTTAAAATGATAGAGTAATCGAGGTTTATTGTTTTCACACAATATTGGCATCCCATAAAACACACAAGCCATTAATACTTCTTCAAAAAATATTTCTGCAGTCTGAGGACGTGCTATATATTCTAAAAAAAACTCATTACTTGGAGCGTTATCCATATTAAACTTTGTCATACCATGCAAAGAACCATTAGATCCCTTCCCTACAACAACTCCAGAAATATCATAAGAGTCACAACCAAACGATCCAATGTGTTCGTTCCCTGGATATTTCCTCCCATTTTTTATTGTTACTTTATTTTGTAACGACATTTCTGGTAACCAAGATACAAAAAATCTTCCTCTTTTATCTGGAGTCCAAATTACCCTGGTATCTTTAACTCCGTTATGCCAAGAAAACGATCCTTGAGTTATATTTTGACCCATAATTAATGAGTCATTATAATCAATCTGTTGATATATTTTAGTTAAATTAAATAAAGACTGTTTACTTTCATCTCTAAATGCGTGAGACTCAGTTCTCGGAAACTGTCTATAAAATTCATTTAAAGCATCAGGGTCATTAGATAATGAATCAACCTCGTTCTGCCAGTAATCTATAGCTCCTTGATGTATCATTTCACCGTCAATTCCTAATACTGGACTTGATGGATTATTAAATA